GGCGATGCAGTACGTCGCGGCGAACCGCACCGCACTGGGCTGGGCTTCGGTGCCGCTCATCGCCTTCGGCGGTAGCGCCACGGCGGTGTCACACGGCTACACCGTGTTCGGGCCTGACCGTGCCCCGTTCCACTTCCCGGGCGGGGCCGGACAGGACGCGCAGTCCACGCGCGGGCTCGTCGACGTGGCGATGCTCAACGCATGGCAGACGTGGTGGCCGGCGTGGGTCACCTCGGTCTACCTGTCGGGCGTCGCCAATCCGGCGATGTCGGCTCCGAACTGGGCCACCGGGCAGGCCTATCCGACGTCGGTCAGTCGCTTGCGCAACGGCGTCGTGTACCGCTGCTACGTCGCGCACACCTCCGGCGCGTCTACCGAGCCCGGGATCGGCGCTTCCTGGCAGACCGTATGGTTCGCCAATGACCTGAACATTCAGGCGACCACCATCGCGTCCGCGGCGGCGGGCACGCTGGCGGCGTGGTCGGCGCTGTCGTGGCTGGACCTGTCCGGCGTGCTCGCGGACAACCGGAATATCCCGACGCTGCTGCACTACAGCGACGGGACGACGCTCACGACCGGCTACGACAAGACGACCGTCGCCAACGCGGCAGTCTCGACGCACGACGACTACTTCGGTGCCGCGGCCCAGCTCGTGCTGGGCAAGAAGTGCATGCTCATGCTGAACAACCCGCAGGTCGGCCAGGCGGCGGCGTTCACGGCGGCGGGCGTGCAACACCAGGTCGTGGCCGCCGGAGCGGCCAACACGCGGAATGTGCAGTTTGCATGGCTGGAGGGGGTGCTGCGCCAAATGGCTGGCGGCGGCGTGTTGCGCCCGCGCGCGTGGCGCATGCCGTCGCGGCGCGCCTACCGCCTGCTGCGCTTGGGGCGCTGAGCGGGTGGGACCGCGCAGACAACCGACGAAGACACAGCAGGCCAAGCTGGCCAAGCAACAGCGGCTCAAGATCGAGGAAGCTTGGGCATGGGTGGCCGGCGACCCGCGCGGGCGGCTCGTGCTGGGTCAGATCATGGCGCAGGCCGACCCGCTCGGGCCGTGCCGGCTCGACGAGTTCCAGCTCGGGGTGCGGCACGTCACGACGCAGGTGTTCCGGTCCGTGCTGGCCGTCAATCCCGGATTCATCCAGACCATCGAGGACGAGCAGGCGCGACTGAGCCAGCCGCCGGCTGAACTCCGCGAGGCGGACGAGGACGGCGATGCGGAATCCTGACGCGGGCTTGACTGCCGCCGTGTAATCCCGTGTCTGGATGCTCATGACCACGGCGACCGAGACTCCCGCCGCTCCAGCGCCCGACGCCGAGAAGGCGCCCGACGCACCCGTGCGTGAGCCGGCCGCGCAGGCCGCGCCGAGCGCCGAGGTCGACACGCCAGATGGCAAGCCGGCTTCCGAGCAGAAGATCACGCTCGTCGCGCCTCCGGACTCTGCCGTCTCGCAGGAGCGCGCCGACGCGATTGCCGCTCTTGCGCAGCAGCGCGGGCTGTCGCAAGAAGCTGCCAGCGGCATGCTCGCCTACGAGGCCGCCAACCACGCGGAACTCGCGCGGCTCGAGCAGGAGTGGCTCAGCACCGTCGAGGCGGACCCCGAGTTGGGCCACGCGAACCGCGCCCGTACGCAGCAGCGCGTCGAACTCGCGCGCACCGCCTTCATGACGCCGGAGCTCAAGGCCCTTCTCGACAACTCCCGCGCCGGAAATCACCCCGCCTTCGTGCGGCTGTTCGAGCGCATCGGCGCGCGCCTGGAAGAAGACAGGGCCCCGGCCGGTGACGCCGCGGCACCACCCGCCGAAAGGACCGCCGCGGAGCGGTTCGGCTGGACCAAGAGGCCGACCTAGGAGAGGATGACAGATGGCGACACTCGGGACGAAGTACCTGACCCTGCTCGACGTGGCCAAGATGAAGGACCCGGACGGGTCCGTGCCCGAGCTGGTCGACCTGATCTCGCAGGAGTGCCCTCTGCTCGGCGACGGCTACGCGCGCTTCACCAACGCGCCGCTGAGCCATCGATCCATCGTCGTGACCGAGGAGCCGACGACCTACCCTCGCGAGATCAACGCCGGCGTGCTGCCTTCGAAGGGCCGCACCGCGCCGATCACCGAAGGCCTGTGCATGCTCGAAGGCCTCGCCCAGACCGACGTCAAGATCAAGGAGCTCGAAGACGACTGGGAGGGCGTCCTGCTCAGCGCGGCGCTCATGCGGATGAGCTCCATCGTCAAGGCTGGCGAAGAGATCGCCCTCTACGGCAACACGGCCACCAACCCGGCGCACGTCAACGGGTTTATGACCCGCAAGAACACGCTGGGCGACTTCGTGCTGAGCGCCGGCGGAACGAGCGGCAACCAGACCTCCGTGCTCATCATCGGCTGGGGGCGTGACAAGACGCAGATCCTCACGCCGAAGAACGGCACCGCGGGGGTCCGCCAGAAGTACCTGGGTGAAATCCTCGTCGATGACCCGCAGGGTGTGGCCGGGGCCAAGATGCTGGCGCACGTCGATCAGATCTCGCTGGACTTCGGCACGTCGATGCCGGACCACCGCTACCAGGTGCGCATCGGCAACATCGACGTGGCGGCGCTCAAGGCGATGAGCGGCACGCAGCTCGCGACGGCGTCTACGTTCCTCTACGACTTGGTCGTGGACGCCATCGAGCGCATCCCGAACCTGTCGGCCTGCAATCCGATCGTCTACTGCAACCGGTGGGTGAAGTCGCGCCTGCGGGTGCAGGAGCGCATCCGCGCCGCTGGCAACCTCGGTCTCAAGGATGCCGCCGGCCGGCCGGTCATGGACATCATCGGCGTGCCCGTCCACGTGGCGGACCGCATCTCGCTCGCGGAAAGCGTCCTCAGCTAACGCTGGGGCACAGGAGACAAGCAATGGCGATCATCGACGCAGAATCCAAGCTCTCGGTCGCGCAGGCGGTCACGGCGGCGGCGTTCACGACCAACGTCGTCGCCGCCGGATCGGTGGCCGGCGACAACATCGCGGACGGCGAGCCGGTCTACCTCGAACTCGAGGTCACCGAGGCGGTCACGTCCAGCGGCGGCTCGGCGACGGTGGACATCTCGCTGCGCTCGAACGAAAGCGAGAACCCGTCCACGGGCACGAACCGCATCCACATGTCCACGTCCAGCTTGGCACAGTCGGTGCTCGTCGCCGGCTACAAGCGCGCCTGGGCCATCCCGCGCGGCGCGAGCCTCCCCTACCTGAAGCACGTCTTCGCGCGATACACCCCGAGCGAGACGCTGACGGCGGGCAAGTTCAACCTGCGCCTGATGCGCGAGTCGGAGGCGGTGCGCACCTACCCTCACGGGGTGACGTACCCGGCCTGATCCTGACACCCACCGGAGAGCGCAGACCCCGAACTCTTGGGCGTCGTCGCTGGCTGGGCAGAGGACCCGGCAATGGAGCGATGAGTGGCGACCTACACCGAAGTCGGCATCTGCAACCTGGCGCTGTCTCGCATCGGGCACCTCAAGCCGATCGCCTCGCTGTCCGAGGCGACGCAGGCAGCGGTGGCGTGCAGCCTGCACTACGCGCCGTCGCGGGACTTCGTGCTCCGGGACTTCCCGTGGCCCTTCGCGCGCGGGTTTGCCCTGCTGACGCTGGTCGAGACGTTCGACGAGAGCGACCCCGAGCACACGCAGTGGGCACACTCTTACCGGCTCCCAACGGGCGTGCTGGCGATTCGACGGTTTCTCAGCGCGACGGGCAAAAGCGACACAGACCCTCCGCCGTTCGAGATCGGCAGCGACAGCACAGGCCGGCTGGTCTACGCCAACGTCGAGCCTGACGAGGCCTACGTCGAGACGACGCGGGCGATTACCGACACGGCGCTGTTCGACGACTCGTTCGCGGCGGCGCTGTCATGGCACCTGGCGCTGCAAGTCGCGCCATCCGTCGCGTCCGCCGAGAAGGCGAGGGAGGCGCTCAACGGGTACATGCTGGCGACGGGGGCGGCGCAGCGCACGGCGAGCGTCGAGTCCCGCGTTGAGCGCCTGCACGCTGGTGACTTCCTTCGCTCGCGTGGCGGCGACTGATGCCGACGATTGAGCAGAGCAGCTTCGCCGGCGGGATCGTCGCGGCTCGTCTCAAGCGGCGCGCCGACCAGCCGCGCCGGCTGTACGGCGTCGAGGAACTTCGGAACCTTCTCGTGCGCAGCGACGGCACGTTGGCCAACGTGCCGGGCACGCGCTTCCTCAGCGCGGTCAAGAACAGCTCGCACCGCGTCCGGCTGCTGTCCTTCATCTTCAACGACGAGCAGAGCTACGCGCTGGAGTTGGGCAACGGCTATGCCCGCTTCTACGTCGACAGCGCCATGCTCGTCACGTCCGGCGTCGCGGCGTGGAGCGGAGCCACGGCCTACGCTGTCGGCGATCTTGCAAAGTCCGGCGGGACGAACTACTACTGCACGGTCGCGCACACGAACAAGACGCCGGCCTCGAACCCGGCGCACTGGTACGCGCAGATCGGGAACATCTACGAGATCCCGACGCCGTGGGCGCTGGCTGATCTGGCGGACCTGCGCACCGAGCAGGTCGCTGACATCGTCTGGATCGTGCATCGCGGACACCCGGTCATGCAGCTCCGGCGGCTAGGGCACACGCACTGGACGCTGCTGCCGGCGTCGTTCCAGCCGGAGCTGTCGGGACCGACAGGCATCGCGGCGGTCAAGGACGGCGGCAGCGGGGTTCACACCTACCGCTACAAGGTCA